GGTGGCGCAATTGCGGAACAGCGCACCGCGCACCCCTCATCGTTGCCCTCGGCATACGCCGCTGCCGCTTGCGTATCATTCTGAATCAGCGTGTATAGTTCTGCGTCTGTCATTGTTGTTCCCGCTGTGTCACAATCTCGATTTCATCCACCACCTGCCGCACCCGATTCGCCGCCGTCTTCAGCAGCAGTTTTGCCCCGTCGAGGCTCTTGTCCGTCGTTGCCAACCGCTGCAACCTCGGATCCTCAGTGCCAACTGATTCCGCCAGTGCCTTGTCTTTTCGGCACTCCCACAAACGGTCCAGATTGAAGTCTATTCTCTCGCAAAGCCTGTCCAGCTCGTCCGTCAACTGGTCCAGTGCGTCCGTAAATATCTCGCAACCAACTGGCTCTGGTTCCGTCGCTGTAGTCGGCTCGCTCATATCTGCGCCCGCCACGAGACTCGACCACGTCTGACGCAACCAACCGTACAACGTGCCCATCATCAACACCCTCCGCCTTTTTTGCGGCCACCACAGCCGCAAGCTCCTGATTTACAACCACCATTTCGTAATACCCGCGAGTCAGCGTCGCGGGACACAACACACCCGTCAGACCTGCCAGTACTCCGCCAGCCAACTGCCAACGAAACGCCCGCTGTCGCCATGCCTCCACGGCACACAAAACGCTGATAATCCCGCAGGCCCAAGCGACCGTTGCCGTGTGCCAGAATTCTTGAGTGAAATCCATCACACACTACCTCTCACAAAACCGTTGATTGCATAGATGATGATCGCGATGGCAATGGCGAAAACAACCGCCATCCACGATTTGCCGGTGTATTTGCCAACCGTCTCAAGAGTACGTTCCGTAATGCGGATTGACAGCCCGGGCATGGTGAAATGAACAACCTCGCGGTCGTCCTCAGCGTCATCGTCAGACTGTCGCTCATCTGCCATCGCATTTTCCGGCCTGTGTCCGTTTCGGGAATCTTCCCAGAATCCTACAGATTTTTTCCCCGTCGTGCAACATGCGCTGCCTTTACCCTGTCGAGCACAGCCGCAATGGTGCCTCGCGTGTAGCCTGTCTGGACCACCTGTTTGCCGTCCGCGTTTGTCCATCGCATGGCCGGAACCCTGTCAGAAAACCGCACCCATCGGACCGCCACGCCAGCTTCCCCCAGTGCCCGCAGATCGGCTTTCAGCACTTGGCAGGGACCACACCACGTTTCGCTGTGGATTTCCAGAATGGGCAGATCCTCGGCAGCGGGTGCGGATGCCACCGGTGGCTGTGCTGGCCGTCCGGACTCAAGATCCCGCACCCGCTGCTCAAGATCAAAGACCCGCTTCGAGAGTGTGGCCAGATCAGCCACGGCTGCGGGAGTCGGTTCGTCGGCGTGCATCATTGCCGCCAGTGGCACCGCCGATACCACCGCAAACAGTCCCGCCACCGCAAGCACTGACCATGTCCTAATCATGCGAAATACCCTCCGCCCTGCGTGATTCTGTCGTACCGTTCCACCATCTTGTCAGGTGTCAAAAGGTAGCCCCCAAACGGCTCCCAGCTATTCTTGCACAGTTGTTCGTAGCACCGCCGCGACATCAGATAGTAACCATCGCCGTGAGAATTCCAGACGGCCAGATACCAATCAGTGCCGACTTCGACGGCCCAAATGATCTCTGTGGCATGTCCGCCGCCATTTCGCGGTGCCTGATCCATGACTCGCCTCGGTGCACCCGGTACCGTCCGCCAGCTCACGCCCCAGAAGGTGCCAATGTGCCCGGTTGAACCTGCAGCCAGTGCGGCCAGCATATCATCCCACGGGGGCAGGTCTTTGACCTCGGTGACGTGTGGGCTTTCCACCGTCAGCCCTTGGCAACATCGCACAAACTCAGACGCCCTCCGGCAATACTGCTGATACGGCCAGACAGACTCAGTGGGTAATCCCGGATCGACCTGCAGACCGGGAATTCCCTCGCACAGCACTCTAACACCCGAGTGTATCGACGTGCCACGGTCGCCGCCCACGTTGCTCGGCTGCATCACGTATTCGCTCGCGTTATACGCGTACATCTCGGACAGCACCGGCATGCGCTGCCGACCGCTGCAATACCACGACCGGACCTCTTCCCCGTTTGCGGTCGCATTGCCCTGGCAGTCGTTGCGCTGCTGCCTTTCAATCTGCATCCGCGTCAACGGACTGTTGGCGGGATCTCTGAGCACGTCCAAATAACCGGGGAAATCCCCAGCCCTCGGCACAATGTCCACGAGACGACTGACCGCCTCACGCTCTGCATCACTGGGCCTGTGCAGATTTGCGATTGCCACCATCTGCGTACCTCCTGACATAGCGTGCGTGTTTTTCCGCCGTCCAACCCTCGCCGCCGAAGACGACAGACTCAGCCCGCAGCAGCGGAAGAAACGCCTGTTTCCTCGCCTCCTGTCCGGCCACGGAAAACCAATCAGCAGCCGCCTTTTCGCTCGTGATTTCTCCCGACTCCAACCGGTCTGCCAATTCGCCCTGCGCGGCTCGCCATGATTTTTCGTAGGCTCGGAACGCCGCTGCCACGTCATCCGCTGGAGGCTGTGGCCTGCCGTCTGGTGGTGTTGTCTCGGCTGCCGTGACGTTCAGAATTCGGCGTCTCAGGTCCGTCAGATCCGCAGACCCGGCTGGAAGAATCAACAGCTCCGCAGTCCCCGCAGCCAGACCGCGCACAACGTACCCATGCGCCCGGCTGACGGCGCGTTCCTCCAGCCCCTTGCCGCCGGCAAACCGGCTGAAAATGACCGCTCCCTGTTTCGTGGGTGTGACCTGCAACACGCCTGCAGGACTCGCCAGAATCACGAGAGCAATGTCCGATTGAATCAGGTATAGCTGGTCAGTGGCGAACGTGTCCACGCTCGGCTGTGGCTGCGTGTCATGAATGACCGGCGAAGGTGCAGGAGGCTCGGGGAATTCAATCGTGCCATCCTGCAGCATTGTCAGCAGCAGCAGGATAGCCCTCATGTCACACCGCACTCAGCACACAATGCAGCCGCGTCCTTGGCTGGCATTGTAGCTGCTTTTGTCAGAGTCTTGTCGGCCATTCTCCACGCCGAATCAAAGTCCATCGAGAACCGCCCGATGTCCGCCGGCATGCCTGTCTGGCGTGCCCGCTTGCGCTCAGCCTTCCTGCCGTCCTCGCAGACTTTCAGAATGCGTGTTTGCATTCCCTGAATTACCTTCGACCGCTCTGCGGGATTTGCGACGATTGCCGCCACATGCTGCTGAGGTGTCTGGTCCTGCTGCTGCCGTCGCTCGCGGCATCGCTGCAGCCACGCCTGCAACGCCGGCCACACGAGCTGGAAGATGGTCCCGAACGCAATCGGGTCGAATGAGACGGTCTTGCCGTCCTCGTTCGTCCCGGTCAATCCACCGCAATCAGCCGCCACCAATGCCTGGAACTTCTGCACCGCCTTACCCATAACGCCCTCCGTAATCCCACCACAGGAATAAGAATCGCGGCTGCCGTATGGTGCGCCCGGAGGTGGCACGGCAGCCGCGCGGCCGTCCTGGCCCTGTAATGTGTTGGCGTCCTGCCGTCCTCCGTTGCGTGTCATTGTGGGCGCGGGATCTGAGATTGTCAATCACTTCGGTCCGGCCTCCAGCCGAACCCTTGCCCTGACTTCTTCACCTGCTCATGCACTCGCTGCCAGTCGCTTGTCCGTCGCATCACTACCCACCGCATTCCCTTGCTTGTCTCGCAGTGCACCCACTGGCCCTGATGCGTGGTGCCCACAACCCACACACAGACCTTCCCCGTCCAATACCACCCGGTCAGGATCAGTTCTGGCTGCCCCTGTGGCTCGCTGATGTCCCGCCCGGTCTCGTCGATCGTTCGTCCGCTCATTCGTGCCCTCGCTTGTTCCTGTGCCTGTTGCAGTAACGCCCTGTCCGCCGCACTCAATTCCGCCATGCGTCATACTCCTGAAATCTGTCGTCCTGAATGAACTGATATTTTGCCCCGTCCAGCTGCAGGTCCAGCCGCCCGGTTTTGCCCCTGCGATGTTTCGCGACTTCCACCGATGTCTTGCCGCTGTCCGCGTCCTTGTGCAGCAGAATCACGATGTCCGCGTCCTGCTCAATCGCACCCGACTCCCGCAGGTCATGCAGCCCCGGTTTACCCGACTTCTCCGCGTTCCGGTTCAGCTGGCTCCCAACAATCACGGGCAATTGCAGATCCAGTGCCAGCCGCTTCATCTGCCGACTCGCCTTGGCGATTTCCCGCTCACGGCCTTCCCGGTTGTTGCCCGGCACCTCCAACAGTTGCAGGTAATCAATCGCCACGCCACACAACTTCATTCTCCGGGCTGTGACGTTCACCAGTGCCACGATGGCCCCCAAATTGCTTGTGCTGTCGATGTATCTGAGATTCAGGGCAGATAGCTGCTGTTCGCTGTATCGCGTCCTGAGACGTTCCACAAGCTCATGAGCGAGCATTTCCAGACTGACCACCAGACCGGCCTGCGCTGCGGATACACTGCCCAGCAACATCTGCAGCATCAGGACCGATTTCCCGCTGCCCGGTCGGCCACCCACGACAATCAATTGGCCGGCCCGCAATCCGCCCCCCAGCAGCTCATCCAGCGGCCTCAGTCCGGTCGGATGCACCGCCGTGGGATTCTGCCTCTCGTGGTTTGCCCTCGCGATTGCGTCTGCCTGCGTGACCAGTTCGGCTTGCTGCCGATTCCGCAATTCATCCAGCTTCGTGATGTACTCGTCAATGTCGGGGGCATGATCCTTGCCCAGGGTATTCCCCAGTGCCCTGACATCGTCAATTTCGTTCAGCCGCTGCAGTTGCTCGCAGTAGTACGGGATGTGCGCGGTCTCGAATCTCGCCGCCTCAAGTCCCACCAGCACCTGCAGATTCAGTCGCCGCTTCTCGCACTCGTCGATGATGGTGTCCAGGTCAAACGGCTCAAAGTGCTCCGCCCTTCGCTGCAGGATCTGCCAATATCCCGCCTTGTCCGGGTCTCTGATCGGTCTGGCCTGTGTCCGTGATTGTATCTCAGCCACAAACTCAGGACCGCACAGAGCAGCGCACAGCAGCCCCGTTTCGATGGTGTCTCTGTTCGCTATCATTTCATGCCCTCCCTCACGATGCCCCATTCTGCTGCCAGTTGTTTCTGCGTGAATTTGTCGGCCTCAGCCAGTCTGGCAGATGTCATTTTGCGGACGATCCGGATCAGCTCCGGCCCCAGCGTGGTTTCCCGCTTCTCCCGGTCGAAGTCGCTCCCGCTCGGGAATTCCTTGCACACCTGCACGGCCCGCAGGAAGTCCGGGTCGG